GCGCCATCCAGGAGGCGCCGACCGAGGAAGCACGGGCGGCGGCACAAGCGACCATGAACTCTTTCACCAGCGCGCTGATCCGGCGAGCCGGGCCGGACATGTCGCGGGTGGCGGCCGAGCAGAGTACCGCCTCGCTGGATGCGCAGCTTGAGGGCGCGCGCAGAACGGCCGAGGCCTTTCGACGGGACATCGAACCGCAGCAATTGGCGGAGCAGGCCCGCGCCCTTGAACGCTCGCAAGCCCAGCTCAAGCAGTCCCAGGACCAGGCCTGGAAAAACTTTGGCGAGTATGCAGCGCCCGGCGTGACGGACCTGACCGAGCAGTTGAACAAAACATTCACACAGCAAGCCCCGGCTCTCTCGGCGGCTGGTGGCGCCGTTGCCAGTGGGCTCGCGTCCGGCGCGGCCACCTATCTCGGCGCTAAAAACACGCAATGGGAAATGTTCGGCGGGATGGTCAGAGGGGTCAAAGGACTGTTCGGGGCAGCGCCGGCCGAAGCTGCAGAAGCGCCCGCCGCAGCTGCTGCCAAAGCGCCCGCGCCGGCACCGGAGGAGATGCCCAAGCTACAGCCGCCGTCGGCCGAGGAGCTGCCCAAGATCCAGGTCGACACTGCTGGGCTCGAGCAGGTCACCGGCATGGGCGAGCAGATCGGCGCCAGCATCTCCTCAAGCCTCTCGGGCATCGACATGAGTGGCGTCGGCGCCAATATCGGCGCCAGCATCCAGTCCTCCATCGCGGGCATCGACATGAGCGGCGTTGGCGCCAATATCGGCGCCAGCATTTCATCGAGCCTCTCGGGCATCGACATGAGTGGCGTCGGGGCCAGTATTGGTGCCAGCATCTCCAGCAGCCTTGCAGGCATCGATATGAGCGGCGTCGGTGCCAGTATCGGCGCGAGCATCCAGTCGAGCCTGGCGGGCATTGACCTCAGCGCCGCTGGCGCCGGTGTCGGCGAAGCCATTGGATCTGCGGCCTCGGCCAGCATCAACGCGGCGGGCTCCAGCGGAGGCGCGGCGTTCTCGGCCGCCGTGCAGGGCGGCATCAACGCGGCGGGCTCCAGCGGAGGCGCGGCATTCTCGGCCGCCGCGTCGAGCGGCATCACGGCCGCCGGCTCGGCGGGCGGTGCGGCGTTCAACGCCGCCGTCAACGGCTCGGCCATCGGCTCCGCCATCGGCTCGGCCGCCGCGGCCGTTATCAGCGCCGCCCGCGTACAGGTGAATGTCAGCGTCCCGGCCGGCGCCTCGGGCGGTGGCGGCACGACCGGCGGTGCCACGACCGGAAAGGACAGCGCAACCTAAATGCCCGACTGCATCGATCCCGCTCCGACCTATCTGCGCGCATCGTGGAAAGGCGTGCCGTTCATCTGCGAGGAAAGCAGCGATGAGTTCGGTCGCCGTGGTCATCTCTACGAATACCCACTCTCCGATCGCATCGGCTACAAGGACCTCGGTCGCAAGGCCCGCAAATTCAGCGTCAAGGGCTACCTGATCGGCGGCGACCAGGTTGCGCAGACCAGGGCGATGGCATTGGCGGCCGAGTCGCCGGAACCGGGCATCCTCGTTCACCCGGCCTATGGCTCGCAGCGCTGCGCCTGCGTCAGGCTCACCACCTCGCTGGACTATTACGGCGACAAGCGTCGCACCAAGCTGGACTTCGACTTTGTCGAGGCCAGCGACAGCATGGCACCGTTCGTGCTCGGCACCGCAACCGCGAATGTCTTTGCGGTCGGTTCCGCTGCGGTGGCGGCGGCCAGCCTTGGCTACTGGAATCCGAACGAAGGGGGGGCTACACCGGCCTATCAGGTCGCCCGCGAGATCAGCCTGGGGCTGGCGCGGCTGATCGAGCCGGCGATCGACGAAGATTCCTTCGATGCGATCTCCAAGCTGGAGCGCGGCATCCAGCCCGGCGGTGCCTGGCCGGAGCTGCCGGCCGTGCCGGAGGCGCTGGCGAGCATGGGCTTCCCGGTGTTCCGCAGCGGTGCGATCTACCAGGAATTTTCCGACGTGATCGAGCCGATCGACCACGGCAGTGCCGTCATTCGCCTGATCCACGCGGATGCGCTTGAGAGATTGCGTGAGTTCAATCGGCAGATCGTGGACGCCGGCATCAGCGGCAACGTTTCGGTCGAGACGCTGATCATTGCCGCGCGCCTGACGCTCGCCCGCGACTATGCCCTGGTCGCCATTCAGACGCGCTACACGACGGTCAGCGAGGCACTGGAGAGCCTGGATTTCGTGATGGCGATCTACGACGAGGAGGAGGATGCGGCGACGCGCCGCTGCGACGACAAGCTGGTGACGGCCATTCGCGCGGCTCGTGCGGAGGCCGCGCGGCAAATGCTGGCGGCCAACATTCGCTTGCCAGGCATTGTCGAGCCGAACATCAACGGCGTGTGGCCGTCACTGCTCGCGGCTCACAAGATTTACGCCGACGGCACGCGCTACGAGGAGGTCGAGCGCTACAATCCCACCATGCCGCCGTTCTTCATCGGACGAGAAGTGACGGCCCCGGCGAGGTGAGCCACCAATGACCTACGAGGAACGCGGCTCCTACTACATCTCCGTTGCCGGAGTGAACTACGGCAACATGATGAAGCTCGAGCTGCGGCGCTCGAAAGACGAGATGACGTGCGAGGGCACGATCACGCTGTCATGGCCTGGCGCCGAGATGTTCAACGCCACGACCATGCCGGTGCAAAGCCTGATCGACGGGGCGAAGGGCACAATCATGCTCGACGGGCAGCTCGCCGGCACCGTCCGTATCGACAGCCGCACCTCGCACGGCACGGCGGATAGCTTCCGCCTCGACCTGAAATTTCGCGGGCTGTCGTCCTCGCTGGTCGATGGCGTCCCCGATCACAAGACCGGCCAGGAGAACAAGAAGAAGCCCGGCCAGCTCGCCAAGAAACTGGCCGAGGGTTACGACTCGAAGATCGAGGACAAGTCGAACGAAGGCCGGCAGATCGAGCGCTTCATCATCCAGGAGGGCGAGAGCGTCGAGCGCGCGATCCGTCGCTGTTGTCGCGAGTTTGGCCTCACCGCCGCCGAGAACGTGGAGGGCAACGTCGAGATCACGAAAAAGGGCGAGGAGGGCGGCGGCGGTGGCGCGCCGCTGATTCTCGGCCGCAACTTCTACGAATGGTCGGTCAAGCGCGACATCGCTCCACGCCATTCGAAGATCAAGGCCAAGGGCAACGCCGTTCCGACCGACAAGAAATACGGCAAGAACGCCGAGGAGATGATGGGTGAGGCGATCGACAGCTACGTCAAGTTCAAAAAAGAAATGCACATGCTGATCGACACCGACCACGAGAAGGAGACGCTCAAGAAACGCGCGAAGACCGAGGCCCGCCGGCGCACCGCGGACGGCCTCAATGTCTCGCTGACCATGTCGACCTGGTCGGACGAGGGCGGCCAGCTGTGGAAGGTCGGCAATCAGCACATGGTCATCATTCCGGTCGACGGCGTCAACGACATGCTGATGATCAAAGAGATAAGCTTCGTACTCGATCGCGAGGAGCGCTATGCCGAGTTGACGCTGTGCCCGAAAGAGGGCTTCGGCGATGAAGGCGGCGGCGGCTCCGACAGCGGCGGCAGTGCCGCCGGCGGCTCGAATGTCTTCTCGCCGGACATCGGAGGAGGCTGATGCCCCCCCGCAGTTGGCCCATCACCATCCCAGGCATGTCCTGGGAGCATATGCAGCACCTCTCGAACAAGGTGCGCAACGTGGTGCGGCGCGGCTACCTGCTCAAGACCTACAACGATGGCAAGATCCTGCGAGCCCGCGTCAAGATGGGCGAGGAGATGGAAAACGACAAGATCGATATCCTCCACCCCATCGGCTACATCGCACACGTCAAGGCGACCGACAAAACCGAAGTGTTCACCATGGACGTCGGGGCCGACGCCTCGCGCCGTGTCGTCATGAACGTCATCGGGGATCGCGAGGATCATCCGCAGCCGGATGAAGGCGAGTGCTGGACCTACGCGCCCGGCAACAAGAAAATTTTCCAGCGCATGAAAATGAAAAAGCAGCAGGGCGGCGGCGGCGGCGGCAATGGTGCTCGCGCTGAGAGCGGCGGCGATGGGCAGACCAAGGAGTCCGGTCGGGTCGAGGGCATCCATGCCGACGGCGAGAACGAAAAGATCAGCACGCAGACGAAAGAGACATTCCAGAACAAAGCCGACAAAGGGCAGGGCTATTCGACGCAAGCCAATTTCGACGTGAAAGCCGCGAACTCCCTGCAATTCGAGTCGCAGAGTTTCAGGCAAAAAAGTCAGTCGTCCTACGTCGAGGCGCCGGGAGGCTTCTATCGCAAGGGCGTTTATCACGCCGCCGATTTCAAAGCCGGCGGCGATGCCACTGTCACGCCAGCGGTAAGCCCGCGCGTCGCGCGCGATGGACAACAGGGCAACGGCCTGCCCGAGAATACGCCGGACGGCTCGCAGACATGGAGCGCAAGCGGTCAGCCGGGTAGCGTGTCACTGCTCGATGTCGCATCGCGCGTCGCGGCGCTCGAAGCTGGCGGCGGTGGTGGCGGCGGCGGACCGCCGGG